GAATGGATAGAGAGTGGAAAGAGTTTTCATATAATGAGAGATCATCCTCAACATAATGTTCCCATATGCGGTGGTATGTGGGGAGCAGACAGGTACTTTATAGAGAGATATGGACCAGAACATCAGAAGAATCTATCTAAATTCTTTAACTCTCTACATACATCAGCACCAGGAAGAGTCTTCCATCAGAGAGGAGAATACTTTAATACAGACCAACCATACTTATGGACAGCTGTCTTTCCCCTTCTAATGAGTGGAGAGATATCATCTATATCCCATAATAAGGATAAGTCTCTATTCAGAGGAGTAGGAGATGAGAGGCTATTCAGAATAAAGAACAGAGATAATAGTTTCGTAGGCCAACCATTTGATATATAAGATATGGAAGGACTTAAGACCAGCACATTCGTAGACCGTGTATGGTACGTACGTATTAAAGAGAATAAAGAGAAGATAGCTTCTATACTACTGGATCACTTAATACGTTATGCATCTATTCATGAGATAGATGTTGATATATCAACATTCCGTATAGAAGAGAGATATGTAAAGAAGAGAGGATGCGAAGACAGATTAGAAGTTATAGGTATTATAGATATCTTAAATAATCTTAATGAAGAAAACTTTTAAAGATATTACGTATATAATAATATATTATAATATATTTCTCCGGACCTACATAATAAGTAGGTCTTTTTATTTGTCTATAGTGCTACTTGTTATACTCTATCCAATATCACAAAGCATAGAAGAACCTGACTCTAATCTGCAATATCAATTGATACCAATATGACAAACCCTGGGGGAGACCATGAAACCTACTTAAAGGATGCCGATATCGTCGCCCCAATTACGGACTTCCAACCAGGGCCCTGAGACTATATCCCCCTAATATTTTCTAATGTATCTTCCAACCTGGGCCATGAGACTATATCACCTTAAGACGAATCCTCAGGGCGTTCAGTCGGGTTTTTTGTCCTGAGACTATATCACCTTAAGACGAATCCTCAGGGCGTTCAGTCGGGTTTTTTGTCCTGAGACTATATCACCTTAATGTTTTCTAATATATCTTCCTTGTGTTAAGTCGTATGACCATGCGAAGCCAGAATCTATTATTCTGGGTCCTGAGACTATATCACCTTAAGACGAATCCTCAGGGCGTTCAGTCGTATGACAAGGTGAAGCCATAATCTATTATTCTGAATCTTGTATAGATAAAAGGTCCTGAGTAACTTGAAAATTAGGAAGATCTTCGCGCGGGTTAAGAGTCAGGGATGTTGATGGATGTATGGAGGGGAAATACCCTTATTTATACGCATTATAGACACGTATACGAGACTTTCAGTATTAGATATATGATAATATTGCTATGATAATATGAATATAAAAAAACCCCCTTAAATTAGCAATTTAAGGGGGAAAAAATAATTCCCAAATGACTCAACTTACGAACAACAGATATAGGTCAGTATATATATCTCCGGAATTTTAAAAGATATTGATAGTTTCTATAATCTGATATATGGTAAGAAAGTTTCTATAACATGAACTTAGAGTCAGGGATGCTGATGGATGTATGGAGGGGAAATATATAGATATATGAAGAATAATCTTAAAACTTTAATAATTGAATTATTGGGACCTCAGTATAAGGAGAGTGATCAACCTCTAATTGACGAGCTCATTTATAATTTCGAAATGCTGCAGAAAGCTAAAGATGGTATCGAAGAACACGGACTCATGATTAATATAGCTCGAGGAGATCGTGATCCTTACTACCAGAAGAATCCTCTGTTCAGTGTATATGATACATGTCTAAAGAACATCAACACTCTTTATACGAAACTCAACATATCTCCTCTTGATAGAAGAAGCTGGAATCTAACCTCAGAAGTGGATGATAGCTTCGATTCTGACTTTAGTTAATGGATAACTAATGGATAAAGAACAGTATATCAATTATCTTTGGGGAACACTCGAAGAATGGATGGATGGGGTAGATGCTGGTACAGTTATTACTAATGAATATATCAAGGCTGCATTGGCCAGATATAAAAAGGACCTTAAAAGAGATGACCTCGAATTTAAGACTGATAAGGTAAATAAGGTCTTTACTTTCTTCTGGTATCTACGCATTAATAAAGATAATGTATATCAACAATTTATACCACTTCCCTTTCAGATTTTCATAGTTTTAAATATTTTTGGATTTTATTGGAAGGAATCTGGTAAGAGGAGATACAGGTATGCCTATCTCTTTACTGCAAGAAAATCAGGGAAGACAACATTTGCAGCGGCCCTCCAATTATATGGACTAATGGCTGATGGAGTAACTGATCCGCAATCTCTTCTTCTTGCTAATACCCGTGAACAGGCTTCTATCGCTCTTTCTTATATGATAGGTATAATAGGTAAGAGTCCTGCACTAAGAAAGAGGCTGGAGACTCAGCGATATCTTATTAAATTCAAGGATAGAACTAAAGGAGGATACAGTAAGATTCTATCATCTAATGCTAATAGGTTGGATGGATACTCTCCAAGCATGGCATTAATAGATGAGTGTCATGCAATGGGGAACCATGATATCTTTAATGTTATTAAATCTGGTACTCTTGCTCGAGAGAACCCTCTTATCATCATAATTACAACAGCAGGTTTTAATACATCATCGATGGCCTATGACCTATTTGAAACAGGTAAGAAAACTCTTAATGGAGAGATAGATGATGATTCATTTTTTTATATGCTATTTACACTTGATGATGGAGACGACTGGAAGGATCCAGAGTGCTGGATAAAAGCAAACCCTTCTATAGGAGAGACCATAGATTTGGACGACTTACTTATAGAGTATAATCAGAGTAAGAACCTTCCAACCCAGTTGAACAACTTCCTTACTAAGAACCTTAATATCTTTACTAATGAAGGAGAGCAATGGATAGCAGATGAAATACTTAGAGCTCGATTTAGGGACTCTATAGATTGGGATAGATTTAAAGGTAAGACATGTTATGCAGGAATAGACCTATCGTCTACAAGAGACCTTACAGCTCTATCATTATCATTCCCAGAGGATGATAAGATCTATACAAAAACTATATTCTTTACAGCAAACAATCCATCTAAGAGAATACGTAAGAATGGGATAGATCTACTTCCGTGGATAAGAGAAGGACTGATCATAGAGAGCAAAACGAGCACAATAGACTATGATCTTCTTTTTAAATACATATCAATGTTAAGAGAAGATTATAATATAGAATGTCTCTATTATGATAAGTTCAATTCTGCAATGCTTATACCTCGTGTTCAGCAAGAGCTTGGAATTGTATGTGAGAGTTTTGATCAGACAGCTAAGAGATTTAATGAACCGTTAAAATACCTCGAGAAGCTAATATATGATGGTAAGTGGTATGGGGATAAGAACCCTGTTATGCTTTGGAACTTTCGTAATGTTGTGCTATATATTGACGGAAATAACAATATCAAGATTATAAAGAACAAGAGTTTAGATAGCGTAGATGGTGTTGTATCTCTCACTATGAGTATAGGGGCATTTCTTGATAAGAAAAATGAAAAATTCGATATCTCGATATACTCTTAAAATAAAGATATATAAAATATAAAATAAAAACTGTAAGATGTTAGATTCAATTAGAGATCTCTTTTCAGGAGTGCCAAGGGTCTGGATGGGGACAGAATCTGAATGGACTGAACAAATAGCAGAACCATTGATGCTTGGTGTTAAAAAGAATCAATTTCAATTATCAGATGCTGAAAAGATAGGTGTAGCAGTTAAATGCTGCAAGGTCCTCGCAGACAACATATCTCGTCTTCCTATTAATGTCTATCAGAAAACATCACTTGGCAACGAAATAGACAGGACCGATTATAGGCAGAGACTTCTTCATTATACACCTGATGGTATAATTACATCACAAGCATTCTTTGCTGCTCTCGAATATAATAGGAATCTAAGGGGAAACTCGTTTGCAAGAATTATAAGAGATCCTCTTTCTGGAAGAGCTATAAAGCTGGAGCTTATACCTTCATCTCAGGTTGAAGGATATAAAATAGTAAGAGGTCAATTATACTATACCTATTACAAGAAGCTTGAAGGGGATAAAGATAATAAGACTAAGAAGGTGGTTGTTAATGCTAATGATATGCTCCACTTTCGTATGGTATCCAAGAATGGAATATGGGGAATGAACCCTATAGAGGCCCAGAGAATGAACATGAGTACTCTATATAAAAGTAAGAATGTTCAGGATTCCTATTATGAGAATAACGCATTCGTACCAGCATTCCTAAAGAGTAACGTTCCGGATGCTAACTTCTTAAAGCCTTTCAATGAGGCAATGAAACAGTTCAAGGATAAAAACGTAGGGCCTGCTAATGCTGGAACAATAGCAACTCTTCCTCCTTTTACAGAAATCCAGCAACTCGATATGAACATAGTTGATGCTGAGTTTCTTGCAGGAAGCAAATATGATGCTCAGCAGATTGCAGCTTTCTATGATGTACCTCCTCACTTTGTTGGACTTGAAACAGGAACTTTCAAAAATATAGAAGAACTTACTCTTAACTTTAAGACATTTGGATTAGGACCAATTACTCGTATGTACAGACAGGAGCTGGAATTTAAGCTTCTAACTCAGGAAGAAAGAGAAAATGGAAAGAGTATAGAATTTGTTCTTCAGGCATTAATTGAAACGGATCTAAGAACTAAGACCCAATACTATAAGGACATGCAATCAATGGGAGTTCTTACTGGTAATCAAATAGCAGCATTTGAAGGGCTTCCTCTTTATGAAGGAGGAGATGTTCATTACTTCCCATCAAATAACTTATCTCCTGTTGCAGATACTTCGACAGGCAATGATATATAATATGTAAGATAAAATAAATCGAAATATATGAATTTCGAAAGAAGATATTTCAATTCCAGCGAATATGGATTCAGAGCGTTAGAAAATGATGGGAAACATTTCATTGAAGGATATGCAAGCGTTTTCGGTGTAAGGAGCAAACTTATACTTGAAAGAGGCGAACTCTTCTATGAGGAGATCAATCCAGGTGCATTCACAGAGGTCTTGAACAGAGAAGGGCTTGACGTAATCTTTACTTTTAATCATAATAAGGATACAGTTCTTGCTCGCACAGTTTCAGGAACTCTAACACTATCCCAGGATGATAAGGGCTTATTCTTCAGAGCTGAGATTGACTTTAATGATACTGATGCCAAAAATCTCTGGCTCAGGATAAAAAGAGGTGATATCTTCGAAAACTCCTTTGCCTTTAGAGTGGCAGAAAACGATTACAGATGGGAAACTATCGATGGGGAAATTCCACTAAGAATAATCGATAGGGTTCAGGATTTACGAGATGTAAGTGCAGTTACTTATGCAGCATATCCAGAAACATCTGTAGGAGCAAGGGAACTTGCAGATATATATAAGGAGAAAGAAGAAAAAACCCAAAAAGATATAGATCTCGAAAGAGAAAAAATAATGATGAAAATCAAAATTATTCAAATTGAAAATAATTTATAAATCATGAAATTAAACGATTTAAAACTAAAAAGAAACGAACTTTCCGAAGAGTTAAGGAGTTATGCAAAAGTAGAAACCATAACTGATGAGGTAAGAAACCGTATTGATGCTATTGCCGATGAGATTAAAGCACTTGATGCTGACATTAAGAGAATGGAGCTTATCGAAAAAGCTAACATTCTTGAGATTGAAAGATCTAATGAAATAGAAAAGGAAGAAGATAAAAGAAGCTATCTTGACAGATGGGTTGAAGCTCTTAGGAACTTTTCTATGAACAAATCTTTCGATGATGAGTTCAGAGGACAAAATGGTGGACTTATAATTCCTGATGAATTAAGAGCTGATCCTTGGCTTTCAAGCTCTAACACAGACATAATCAACAAAACAGTTGGTGCTCCTACAGTTAAAACTGCTGGTGGTCTTGAATGGTTACGTCAATGGGGATTCACATTTGATGAAGGCCTAACTGGTAATTATGTTCTTCCTTCTATTTCATCTGCTACAGTTGGATAT